TTTTTTATCGTAGTCTTTAACTATGTTTAGCATCCACCACTCAACAAAGTTTGACTTTCCATGTGAAGGAATACCAGTAGTAACAGTTAGCTGGCCATCCATTACAGAAAAAACGTCTTTTAAATTACCAAAACAAGAGTGTTTCGGGCTTATCGTTTTAGGTAGACCGTTATTGTATAGATTGTAAATACCTTCTTTTAAGTCTTCTATTTTCCAAGTTCCTGAAACTGGAAACCTTTTTCTATTCTTTAAATCATTATCAATATTATGATTAATCAAAGATCCGTTCGCATCCTTATCTGTCCATTCTATAAATTTACATCTGTAACGACCTAATCTTTGCGCTATCTTATCTTTTAGTTCTTTTCCTTTGGTATCATTATCAACGGCTATAATAAACTCTTTGACGTCTTTTAAATATGGTTCTGAGTTCTTCCAATATTCATCATTATCATTAGCTCCGTTAGGTACACTTATTGCATTCTTAATTCCGTGAGTATGTAATGCCAGTACATCAAATTCACCTTCAACAATGTAAACTTCTTCAGCACCGATAACTGAATTAATGTTATAAAATATTGGTTTTCCTCCCGTTGTTTGAGTGAATGATTTGTCTGCTGACCTATATTTCTTGTTCACAATTTGTGAACCCTCAAAATAATTAAACACAATATTATTTACTTCTTTCTTGTGTTTTGGTTGGTAATACTTTTCTTCAGTTACACCTAAATCAATTAGAGAGCTTTGTCTAATCTTTCTTTTATCCTCAACCCATTTAATAAGATTATCTGAAAGTTTGCTATAATTCTTCCAAGACTGCTCTGGTAGTGTATATTCTTTTTCTGTATAGTTAGTTTCTGAATCTCTAAACGTTAAAGAATCGCAGTAGAAGCATTTACCAACTCCATCATTGTGATAGATAACTAAAGCTTTATCTTTTTTATCTGTTCTAACCTCGTCACAATTAGGGCATCTTAATTTTTCCCTACCTGAATCTTTTTTAAAATCTAAACTATCCCAATCAATAAAATTATTCATAGTGCGATTCTATTTTTAGTTGATTTTGTTTCGTTGTATTTATCCCAAAATAAACCTTGATATTGATTCTCTATCGAGTGAGTGATTACCCAGTCACAACAATCAACACTTCTTTTATTGAATTTATTTACCAATGCAATTAGAGTTTTTTCAGCCTTAACTGGTTTATTTATTTCTTTACGATATTCTAACCAAGATAAAAAAGCACCAAGATGAGAAGGTTTTAATTTACCTATTATTTTACTTTCTATTTCTTTTTCTTTTTCTTTCTTTTCTTTTGGTTTCGGAGAGGCTTTCGGAGAGGCTTTCGGAGAGGCTTTTTTTAAGTTGTTTAAAGAGACGTCATTTGGTCTACTTTTTTCCCCACCATTTTTACCCCCTCTTGATAGATTTAATCTAGGTTCACAGCTAGGTATAAAAAGATTTAAACCATCAATTTCAACCAGATTTAAACGTTCTAAATATTTTAGTATTTTCTCAATCTCTTCAATAGAGGATCCAAATTTTCTAGCCCATACTTTAGTGTTGATAATTGTCTTATTATCGTTAAGCATTGCTATATCAATTAGTTCACGGTAAAGACCGCGCTCTATTAGTGTTAGTTCAAATACTGATTCTGAATTTCCCCAATCTTTAGGGTACCATGTGTAGCCTAATTTAGCCATAAGATTACATTTTTTTATTCTACGTTATTTATAATATTGGAGCAGGAACGTAGAAACCTCATTGAACCCAGCCGCTAAGCCAAGACTCCAAAACAAATATAGTAATTTATTTTATATTGTCAACTACTAAATCAAATTTATTTATTAGTTTTTGTTTTCAGAAGTATAAATCTAAAATACTCTAAGTGTTTAAACTTTGTATCAAGCAATTCATCACTGAATAAGTCAGCTCTGTAAAGCATTTCTTTTTGGTCATAAGTTAAAAACCTATGTAGTAAATTATGCTCTTTTTCTGATAACTCAATAACATCTTTTTCAAAACCCTCTGCATAGCTCCAATGATGTAAATGATTGCCTTTTATTTCAGCTTTTAAATGAGAGCTTCTATTTCTAGCTCTTACTTTTTCTGGGTACTTTAATTTATATCTCTCTATTGCTTCCCTCCTCATTTTTGGAGTTGGCCTGTGTTTATTTTTATAGTCAAGTCTATAATATTTATCTCTATGTCTAGCTCTTTCTTTTTCACACCATTCAGGGTCTTTCCTTAAATTATCTTCTCGTTCTTTCACGTCTTTTCTAGTACATTCTTTACACTTATTTAAGTGGCCGTCTGCCATTTTTGCGTGCTTATAATAATAATCTAAGGATTTAACCTCTTCGCATTTAAAACATTTCTTTTTCATGATTCAAATATACGAATTAAAACGGTAATTAAAAAGGTAGTATACAATTAAATTTTTCAGATATTTTATTAGCTCAAAACGGAAGCGAATCATCTACCTCTGATTGACTTTGCGGTTGGTTTTCTGGTTTGTAAGTGTCAACACTTAAATACATTCCTTTATCGCCTTGTAACAACTGGCAACGTAATTGCTTTTCCCCGTTGTACTCTGTGAAATGTTCTGAATTACTTTTAAAGAACTCCATTAACATCTTTGGTTCTAGTATTACCGTGCCTTTTACAAAGTCTGGTGCTTTTTCATGAGGGTTAAAAATTCTTACCCCTTTTACATAAATTGTTTCTTTACTCATTGTTTTTGTTTTTTAATTATGTCCGATTGCGAATAGTTAAATCCTCCACTTATCGGATCTACTTGGTTTAAATATAAATAGTTTATTAATTCTTCTGCTCTTTCAAACGTCATATAATCTTTAATCTCTCGATAAATAGAATCTTTTTCTTCAACCTCAATACAAGCTCTATGCAACAAAGTTTCAATCTTGCTTATCTGATTGTGTTCAGACTCAAATAATTCATCAATATAATCCATCCTGTCGTTTAAAAATTCTTTTGAGTGCGCTCCCATCACTTCTTCTTAAAATCTTCGCTCTCATCTTCTCCGAAAACGCCTAACTCATAAAAGCCTGTCAACTTTAATACTGCTCTACTCATTGCTCTTTTTTCTGCCATCTCCATAACATACCATGTGTTACAGTTACCCGTCTTAAAATCACCTTTTAAAGCACTGCCGAATGTTTCAATACTCTTATTGTCGTGTTTCGCATTTGCTTTAACTACACAAAAATCTCTTTCACAGTTTATCACTTCGTAGTTTATAGCAATGTTTGCAACCGCTTGTATTTTATCAATTCCGCTACGAGTTATTATTACGTAGTGTTGATGTTTAAATACGTCAGAACTTTCCAGTTCATACCTTTTGTAAAGGTCTTTTAGCATATCTCTTTTCATAGTTTTAAAATTTAATGTTATACTCTACTAATTCAATGATTTGTTCGTTTGTTAAATCTTCTACTTCGTCACCTTCATGATCCAGGCAACTGTCTATCTCAATGTAAAACCTTGATTCTTTTAGTTCCATGTTACCCCTGTGAGTTGAGCAGTCGTAGCTCCTTACATCTTCTGTTACATTGGCTATAATTGTAAAGGTTTCAAAGTCTAGTTCAAACGTGTAGTTGTTCTCGTAGTTTTCTACGTAGTTCCTACTGGTTAGATTCTCTTTTGTTTTCATAATTTTTTTATTAAATATACTGATTATTAATTGATTAATACTCGGTTTTCTTCAGATTCTTCTTTAGGTCCCAAGCCTTTTATAAATTGATCGTACTTTTTTTTCAATTTTTTATCAAAAGTCATCAAGTCATCTAAACTGTCTATACTGTGAATAACAGTAGCATGATTTTTTTTAAATATATTACCTATAAAAGTGTAAGTAAATTCGTTTTCTTTTCTGAGTCTTTTCATCATAAAAGACCTTGCTGTAACTAATTCTCTAACTCTTGATTTAGATAGCAGTTCTGATTGTGACACATCAAAGAACAAACAAGTATAATTTATCAAATTTTCTACTTCTGCTTTATGAATATTCTTGTTTAAATATAACTCACAAACTCTTTTGATATAATTAGGCCGCCAATATTTATTAGTTAATTCAGCTTCAATTAATTCAAATGCTTTTGACTTCTTCATTTTCTAACTTGTCTTTGTAAACTGGTTTCTAATTCTTTTACTTTGTTCTCTAGCTCATGCAGCTCATGTTTGAATATGCTTTTTTCTTCGTTTAAAAGCTTTTCAACGGCTTTAATTACATTAGACAACCTTTCTGATGGTTCTTTACCTTCTGTGTTGTTTAATATCTTTACAAGCTGTCCAGCTGTTTCTATTTCTATTGACCGTTTTTCTTGGTCAGTTAGTTTGATTAATTTATTTGTTTTCATAGTTTTAAAATTTAGCGTTTAATTGTAACTCTCTTTCTTCTTCTAGGTACTTATCCTTTTTAGTTCCTATCTTTTCAACGTGTAGTGTTTTTACTAGGCTACGACTTGCGGATGTGCTTTGGCTTTTTTGTGGTTCTAATTCTTTAAAGTAAATTCTTCCGTTATCATTAACTAACCATCCAGTATCTGATTGTCCTTCTAATACAATTACTAATCCGTAGCCATCCCACATAAACGACCTTTTTATTTTGTAAACTTCTCCTTTTACTATTTTGTCAATTATTTCTTCACTTATTAACGCTACTACTTTATCTCCTACTTTCATATCGTTTTTTTTATGTGTTCTTCAAGCTCTTTGATGTCTGCATCATAAACCGTGAAGGACTTGGTTTTTAATTTACCGTCTACCCTCTGTCTGAGTTGGACGGTTACCTTTTTACTGCTCTTTGTTTTTATGTTCATAATTTGATTTGTTTTAATTGAGTTTCTTTTTTACTTCCTTTTCTAACCTTAGTTGAAGTAATAAACGCTCCATTTGAAAACGTGAATTTTCTGAACTCTTTTTTATTTACACCATAAACATGATAAATATCATATCTTTCTTTTAGACTATTATTTAAAAGGCTTCTTGTGTTATCGTGTTCAATATTAATAATTGTAAATGGTAATTTTTCTCTCCAATCATTAGATTTAAACGCAACATCACCAACCTTTGGTATATCACATTTGACAGTTTTGTATTCTTTTAAATCTACTTTCATAATTTTTCTTTTTGTTTACGGTGTAAAGATATAAAATAAATATTAATAAATAATACTTTTTTTATAATTATTTTGAATTTATTTTTAAAATCCTAGTGTTTATAGTATTTACAAGGCATAAAAAAACCCCTAAAGATTAGGGGCTAAACAGGAAAAACTATGAAATAAAACCTGTTTAAAACTTTTCTGAACGACCTATTATTCTAGGTTTGTCTTTATGTGGTCTGTAGTAGTTTAAAGTAAGTAACCTACTACCAACTGTTTTAGGCGGGGCACCTCTCTCAACGTGCCAACCCATAAAACCACCGTCATACTCCTCCTTATAGGTTCCTGTAATCATCATTAACAGTTCCTTTTGATATTGTTGATGGTCGCCATATAAAGCGTCACGAACTACAAACGTTTCTTTATTCTCATGAACATGACCCATAGTAAAACAATCAAACCCCTCATACATCTCTAATGCTCTGGTTAGGTTTATTTCTCCACGCGTAACCATACCACCACCACCTGAACCGTGATAATAACGTATCTTATAAGGGATAGTATCTATCACTATGATATACCAACCACCGTAACCACCTGTATAAACTTTATGCTCTATATTAGCCTTTGAGTTAAGTAAGTCAACAAACCTCTGTAAAGGATCTGTTTCTAGTCTTTTGATTATATTGGTTTCATGGTTGCCATATCCAACAACATCTATCAAATGCGCATAAGGTAAGAACCAATCCACAGCCGTATTTATAACCGCATCTAAATAATTATCTTTGTTATGCTCTGGTCTTATACTACCTTTTGACTTTCTAGGGTCATATTTACCTTGCATTAAGCAAAAAGTATCTCCGTTTAAATGTATTCGATAGTTATTCTCTAAACAAACATCTAAATGTTTTTTAAGTAAAACCCTATCGCATTTTGGGTTGTCCCAGTGAAGGTCTGAAAACATCCCTATCTTAATTTGTTGCGTTCTTTTCTTGGAATCAATCTTTAAAACATGAACGTTTCTTGACTTTTCAATTAGCTTCATACTACTAAGATAAGGTTTTTTCTCTACGCTTCTCTACATTTTGCCAACCTTTTAACCCTAAACCTAGCGCAATTATACCACCAGCCCCAATTGGGTCAGCATGAGTAAACAAATAAATACACCCACAAGTAACGACTTCTAATGCTAGAAACTTAGTCATGTGTTGCTGTAAGAACTTGTTAAACTTAGCCCAGTTTGTTTTGATTATTTCTGTCATGCCGTTTCTTTTAACCTTCTTATATCTTCTTTATTGCTGCTTATTTCCTTCTTGTTACTTTCAACCTCAAATTTAATGTGCCTTAATTCGTCTATGTGCATTTCCATAATACTAAACATCTGCTCGTTTGCTTTGTTGTCTCTCTCGAAAGTCTTTTCTAGTAGTTCTATTTGGGGTTTTATTGCTTCGTCTACTACTTGGTCAACTGTCTTTTTAAATATGATTTTAGCCGCCCAAATAACAACAGGAGTCAACACTACAAACAATGATATTATCACATACAACACTGTGTTGTTTTCTTCTTTCGAAACTAAATCCGTAATATATTGTACATCTTCTGGGGTCATATAGTAAAGTTTTGCGCTCTTGCAAATATATCAAATACTTCTTCTTTACTTAGTTTTAATACCGCTTGAATCAATCCCGTTGTATTACTGTTCGAATCTATTGTTGGTGAATTATTCCAAGCGAATAAAGCGTTTGTTTTAGTCGGCTCTGGTAGGTTATCAATAGCCGTTTCAACAGAGGTAAGCAACCCGTCCTCGTTTAATATTGCTTTTAATTTCCAGTTATCTACTTCTAAATACTCAACCATAAAAACATCAATAAGCGTTTCACCTTCTTTAGCTTCACATCTCCAAGTATCTCGACCGTCACCCTGCTTTTTATATGTGTATGTATAAATCATATCTCAATTTCTAGTATTACTTTAACTTTTGTTGCGGCTGGATTTGTAGCAAGTGTTCCAACGTCAATTTGAATATAAGAACCCCCAGCCGTTATAGCTTCGCTTAGTCCTGTGTATTCTTGATAAAGTGTTCTATTTGCGTTTAATTTAAAGTCTGATGCTACTGTAAATGTATCAGCACCTCCATTACTAACAACTTTCAAGACGTTGTCCTCACCACTTGCAATAGTAGAGTTGCTACTTACAGTTGTATAAACTGCCTTTAAAGTGCAATCAGGTAAAGGAACCATATCATACAAAACACCTGCGGAAACTGATGCTGTTTGATCTATCTTTGCGTTTGCTCCGTCTGGGAATGTGTAGTTATTTATGTGAAAGTAAGTAACGAAATTAGTTCCTGAACCACCACCCAAGTCTGCTATGCTTTGCGCTGTTACTTTTTTAAGGTTATTTGAATTATCAATATCGGATATTAACACCAAATCCCCACTTGCAACCGTTGCAGTAGTTTGGTCTGTTATAGCGGTCTTATCTACTGTTAAAGCTCCCGAACCTGTAACCTGACCCGTATGCGTTGCATTAGTTACTTTAGCTGTATTAGCTGCTACTGTTGTTTGGACTAAGTCACTTTGCTCTAATTTTAAAGGCGTTAAGGCTTTCGTGTCGTCTGTTCCTGTGTTTGTCTCTGCTTGTGTAGCTATTTCGATAATACCTTTTGTGGTTTCATCCGCGTCTGGAACTGTTATATTGATGTTATGTGTTGCCATTAACTTATGGTTATATTAATAGTTGTGTTTGTTATCGCTGGGTCTGTTACGCTTGACTGTAAAACTGTATTAAGATAAACGTTAAATTGGTCGTCTGGTAAAACTAAAGTGCCACCACTAGCAACAGTTTGTTGATATGATTGGTCAGAGTTTTCTACTGTAACAGGTTCGCAAGCTGGAACAATTGACGATTGATTTTCAAAATCATATTCAGGCATTAAGTTTTCTATCTTGCAAATTCCTGAACGCTTTTTAATTTTTATTACACAAGTAGTTAACCATCCGTAGGTTTTATCTCCACCAAATTGATCTAAGCTTCTACCGTTCCAATCTGTATCTAGTCTTGCGAATGATTGCCACCTTTTAGAGTTTCTTAAAGTGTTTTCTAAATCCCTAAGTAGTTCAGCAGTGTTGCTTTTCGCTCTCTCATAGTTTAATTCATCATCAAAAACCCAATCAAGCGTGACAAACTCAAACGAAAAGTTAAAGTACCATTCATCAATAGTAAAATTAGGACAGTTTACTATAAATGCTGGATAGTCATTGTTAGTTGAACTTGCATAAACGTCTAGATATTTACCATACCCAAACTGCTCAATCATTTTATGAGCGTTTGCCCACTGTTCTAACTCCCAAACTACCCTTCTTAGTGTTTTGTCTGCGCTTATTGCCATTAACTTGATTTACTGCGTTCTTTACTTTCTTTATTGTTGCTTTTCTGATTTTCATATAATGCTAATCTTACCAAAATAATCGTTTTCAAATCTGGAAGGTCTTAGGCTTTGGTGTAATTTATCCTCATCAACCTCGCAAAGTTCAGGAATATTATCTTTATTATCACAAAGCCATCCTATCATTTTCTTTTCAAATTGTTTAGCATCCTTTATAAGCTCATCTCTTAGGTTGTTGTTGTTACCTACATCATTAGCTCTTATATGTTCGTCATTGTTTTTACCAACCGTTTTATTTGTCATCTGGTCGGTTAAATGAAAAGTAGCTTTCCAATCACAATAAACAATCATAGTCGGCAATATATGCTCATCCATCAAAGTCTTGTAGATACCTGACAAAGTACCTGCATCAACTTCTGAAACTATCTTATCATAAAGTTCCGTTCCTAATATTGGTTCTATTCTAGTTCTTTGAACTGAATAAATTATAGGTCTTAACTTCTTTGGGTCTATATTGTCGTTTGCGTATCCGTACTTTTCCCAAATTGGAATGTCTAAAAAATATGTATATCCTAATCCTACTGCCATTATTTAAAAGTTATTACCTGACTCCATTGATGGCGACAGCCCGGTTGATTTACATCTAAGTTTGGATCGTGATACCATCCACCACGATACGCAAACACATCATACCCCTCTACACCGCTAATTAAGTCAATCTCTTGTTTGGTGTAAAGCCTATCTAGACTTATAAGTGTAGCACAAAAATCTCTAGTTCTTCCGTTTGGTAGTATTTCTGGCTGTCCTTTTAAGTCATCTCTCAAGTCATATTCATACATTATCTGCATACTCTCAACCTCATTGACAGCGATTTGCTTTAATCCTACCTCAGTTACTACACCCTCTGGCGTTATTAATTTAAGGTTTTGAAGGTTCTTATAGATGCTTGCTAGTTGTGTTCCTGTTATATCTAAGGCCTTTCTAATTGAATTAAACCCTTCACCTTGTTCGATTAGCCCTAATGCTCTCTGTGCGTTGTCTGAAAGGCTTGCAAACGTACTTCTATATTCGTTTAGAATTTCGTCTTTACTTAAAGCAGTTCCTTTTATTGCTTTTTTGTAAGCAACTTTGAAATTGTCTTTAGGTGTTCCGCACATTTTAAGACGTTCTAAGAGAATATCTTGCTTTTTCTCTTGCCCCATGTTCACATTAAACTGCGGTTGCGCTGGTACTTCTTCTTTTGGCAAATCAAGCACTACATCACCAAACGTTATCTCACCCTGTAAGCCTATCACCTTTTTACCTATCCAGTTTAAAACAGATAGTAACGCTTTTCGTCTTGCGTTAAAGTAGTTCGCTTGCATAATTGCATAGCCCGTTTCTAATTCCGTAGCATTACCTAAAGAACCTTCTTCTTTTATTCCAAATAAAATAGGTGTTGTTACTGAATGAGCGTGAATTATGCTTTCTTCTGCTCCTGACTTTGTGTTAATATATCTGTCTGGTAAGTCGTTCCCGTTTAAGTTGGTTACTGTTGAGGCATTATCTTTACCGTTGTTGTAAAGAACCATCATTCTTCCAGCTTGATAGCTTCCCGTTGTTGCTGCTCCTAAATCTCTCTCTAAATCCCTTTTATCATCTTCATTTTTTGGTGCGCCGTTGTTTAAGTTTAAGATTGTACCCAAACTAAACCCGTTATGAATCTCAGAATTTCCGTGAATACCTATTTCAATCCCCGTGTCAATCGCTGTAATACCACCTCCATAAGTTGGGAACGGGTAAATACCTGCATTAACTTCTCTACCGTTAGGCGTATCTAAACTTGCGCCAGATTCTTCTTGATGCAATACAAAACACTCTCTTTGATTGTCGTCAAATTTATTGTAAGGCTTTAAAATTTCGATAGGCACTTGATCGTCTAACCAATTATCTGAAACTTTTATATTGCCTGTTAAAAATACAGTACCTTCTTCTGTTTCGTCTATCTCGAATCTGATTTTTTCAAATGGTATCTCAACAAGTTTCCTAAATTCTTTAACCCCGATTTTAGTAAATATCATTCTATAACAGAACATATTTGACTTTTCGTAGTTAAAACTTACATCTGAAATTAAATCATCAAGATTCTTCTCGTTTGGTGTGTCCTTTTTATTGTTGTAAAATTTACTCCACAATTCTAAGTCTTGACCATCATATTGAAGTCCACCAGATACGGTGTAATAAGTTTTAGCTTTCAATATACCCCCGTGAATTGGGTTAGCCTTAGATAAGTAATTTAAAAAATATGGGTATTCATTTCTTTTACCCCAGTTAACAATGTTGTGTGTATTGTCCTCTTGCTGTACAGCCGTTGGAATATTACTTTGCTTAGCCTTAACAAATGAAAAGGCCGTAGTATTTTTGTTCGGATTGCTACGCCTTGTAGACCTTGTCGGTTTCTGTTGATTCATATTCTGTTTCTTCTTCAAATGTTGTTCTAACTTCTGCGGCTCCATTAGATAAGACGTTTAAACCGTCATAATCTGTATCACTGTTATTGTCTTTTTCGTATATCCACCATGAATAATGACCTGTAGATAAGTCTAAATCTGTTGGTAAAACCAAATCAAACAAATCAAACCTAGGGTTTTGTTGCTCGGTGTTGGTTAAAAATATTAAGTACTCTACTTGCGTTTGGTTATGTACAAATCTCCACAAATAATAAGGATTATTTATGGTTAATATATCGTCACAAACAACATATAATTCGTTGGTACTATTCTGACTTAGGTGCAGCATTTATAAGTTCAATTAGTTCTGATTTTTTTAAAGTATCACTATACCCTTCTAAGTCTTTAGCGATTTCTTTTAATTCTGACTTTAATTTATCTTCTAGTGCTACTAGATTTTTTGATGAAACCATGCCATCTACTAAGTCATAACGCCCTTCTCTTATTAAAATGTGTAGATGTCTTTCTTGTACAGTAATAAAACCCAATGATTCTGTCATTGTTTTTACTCCTATTGCTTCTTTTTTTAACTTCATATCTTGATTTATACAAAAAAAGGGGTATAGTGATACACCCCTTCCTTTAATTGATATTTAATTCTTAGGATGCTAATACTACTAGAGCATCAACAATCGTATCAGATACGCTTGGAGCTTTCGCAAGTTCTTTTCCTACAAAGTTTAGAGTGTGACCTCTTAAATCTTCGTAAAGTTGACCCATTACACCCTCGCCAGTTTCTAAAGTCATACCGTTTCTTAAACCGTAATGTCTATAAACTGAGTCGTCTGGATCTGATTTTTTAATGATAATACCTAGTTTTGCTCTAGATAAGTTTTCAATAGTGTTTACTGTTGCATCTTCATCATTGTTAAATACAATCATTGCAGTCTGCGCGTTCATTACTGAGTTGTTTACTCTGTTACCTGTTGTTGTTTCGGTAGCGTTTGCGCTTTCCATGTCAGGTGTCCATCTCCAAGCCTTTGTCCCAACGTTCATAGTTAACGCTGTTACTGCTCCGTTTGCAACTGTTAAAGTCGCTCTGTCTGCAATTTCATAGACGATAAACTCATCAATTCCCCCGTTCTCCATGCAAGCCGATACCGACCAGTTTGCTAATTCACACATATTTTAATTTTTTTAAGTTAATAATAGGGGGTGTATTTCAACCCCCTTTCAATTATGATTGTGCTGTAATCTTCAATCTAGTGAAGTACTCAGAGAATACATATTGAATACCTGAACGCCATTTAACACCGAATCTTAACTTTTCGTCATAATCCGAATATTTAAATGCGAACCCATCTCTATCGTTTTCTAAGTCTGTACCGTAGAACATATAGTTATAACATACACCGTAAACTTTATCTGTACCATTCAATGAAGGTAAAGAACGTACAGTCATTGTAGTAGTTGGAAGTGTAAAGTAAATAGAACCATCACCTTCTTCTTTGAAGTCAATTACTGCATTATAGTCTTTATCGTTCCATACTTGGTCAATACAAGCTCTTGCTGTTTCATAACCTACTAAGATTTCAGCACCTACAGTTTTAGCGTTAGCCTTAACAACTGTAGGGATAGCGTTGTAAACATCCATTAACGCATCATAACCGTTAGCGGCTGTAATTGATGTTGCTGGTGTAGACAAGTAAGCTACATTTAAGCTTGTATCTGCATCCCACAATTTAGAGAATCCGTCATAAAATACTAAGTTAGGATTCAATGAAGTAGTGTCTCCATTCATCATTAAGTTCTCATCTAGCTCTTGCGCTCTTTTCTTGTAGTACGCAATCATTGTTTTTGCAAAGTTAGGTACTTTCTCGTCCTGTGTATTTGCTCCTGCTGCGTTTTCGATTTGCGCCCAAGTGTCATTTAAATCTTCGTTGCAGTACTCTTCTTGGATTTTTACTCTAACTGTTGAGATTGCTTTATCAGTTAAAACAATTCCACCTGTTGCGTTCCATCCGCAAGATGATGCAGCCTGTAAAGTCGGGCTTGATGTTTTTAACTTAATCTCTTTTGATCCTTTTACATCTTTAATTGTTACGATTCTAGACTTTAAATCTCCTGTTTCGATTAAGTCCTCCATGATTTCTTTAGAGGTGTCATCTACATAAGCACCTAAGCCAGAAACATCATAGTTGAAAGTCTTTTTGTGCTTTCTTGAAAATACGCTAATTGTATCTCTATTGTTGAATTTTAAAAATTTCATTTTCTTTTTATTTTAATTATTTAGATTCTGTAATAAAGTCATACCCTGACTCTTTTGATTGAACAACTTTAACTGGTTTACCCTCTAAAGATTTCTCAAACGCTTCTTTTAAAGCATCAAATTCTTCTGCAACTGTTTTTAGTTTTGTTTCTTGTGCTTCAAATTTTGCTTCGTAATCTTTGATAGTTGCTCTTAACGCAGCTTCAACTTCGCTTTCTTTCTCTTTTTCTTCTTCCTCTTCTTCTTCCATTGCTTCTGCATCTGCAATTGATACAATCATTCCTGACTCATCTACTGCGATAACTTTTGGTGAACCTTCTACCTCGATAGCATATTCACCTACTGCTGCCAAAATTGGCTCTGTACCATCTTCTGGAACAACAAATAAAGGAGCACCTTCTACAAGGTCACCTTCCCACATAACAGTAACACCGTCAACAGTAACTGCTTCCGCATACTTGTCTTTGTTGTCTGCATCAAATTTCGGTTTTGATTTACCGAATAATTTTTCTACTAAACTCATTTTTCTTTTTTTATTTAATTTAATTTTTACTTGGTTAAACCATCCCTCAATACTGAACCCTGCACCGTGCTTTTTAATGAACTCCCAAGTAGTGTCGTCTTCAACCCAATAAGAAAATATCAAAGATCCTGGTCTTAAGTTTTGGTTCTTAAATTCTTCTGGTATGTTTGACATCTTGTCATTCACAAAAATATTTCCTATAAAATAGATTCCTTTGGCTTTTTTGCTTGCGTTGTGCATGAAGTTTACATTGTTATAATAATTGTTCTTTGCGAACATCTTCATTATACTTAATGTATCTTCTTTAGTAAACACAACATTATACTCATATCCGTCCTCATCTCTTCGATAGATTTGCAAGTCAGTTGCAATGGCAACACCTGTGACTATTCTTTTTTCTTCATTGAAGTACTGCTTGAGCTCGACCTTTTCGGGAGCTTTCTTTGAGAAGGTTATGTAATTCTTTCCATGTGCTGGGTAGTCAACCAAGCCCATGAAGTCCATGCCTTCCGCATCTTCATCAATGACTAATTTATAAACTGGTAATCTGGCCATACTTATAAAACGAATATAGATTTAATCTATACCCTTTATCCAAGTGTAGAGACTTCCTCTATATTAGCCATAGTGCTTTGTGTGTTGTTTATTTCAACCTGACTAACTACTACGTTTGTCTGGTTTGGTAAGTCGGTTAAATCAGTTCCCACATCTGTTTGTGTGTTTCCACCGCCTGAACCACTGCCCGAACTTCCTACATCTCCACCTGCTGAAATATTAGGTGCAGTAAATGACGGCGGCGCGATATTGGCTGCCGTTGATTTATATTTTTGACTTGCTACAATAGCACCTTGAGCAATACCCATTGCGGCATTAATTCCTGCAAAAATAAATGATGCTGGAGGTGGCATTGTTCCTATCGCTTGCATTACACCTGCTGCCGTGTTAATTGCTATCTGTGCAATCTTTAACGCTTTCTCTCTTTGAAATTGTTTTTCTGCAATCTTGTCGGCTGCTTCTGCTGCTTTTACTTTTGTATCGTATTCCTGTTTAGCGTATTTATTCTCGATAGCAATCTTTTGATTTGCTGTCAATCCTTCTTGCGCTAACTCTGCTTTCTTCTGGCTTGATAAAATACCCAGTGACTTATCCCTATCAGCTTCAAGGCGTTCTATTTTTCTATCGCCTATCTCGTTTAGCATTTCGTTAATCTGTTCAGCCGCATCTAAAAAGGCTTGTGCTTGATCTAATCCCTCTTGAATTTTTGCTTCCCGTTCTTCTTTTGCTTGCTCATCAAGTTCAGCTTGTAATTCGTTTAAGGCTGTCTCTTGTTGTATTTTTAATTCTTTTCTTAGCTCTGTATCAATCTCACTATTCCCAGTAATTTCTTCTAACTCTCTACGGTGCTTTTCTTTTAGTATCGCTATTTCTTTGTCAGCACCTTCTTCTTTGTTGGCTAATTGTAAGTCAATTAATTCTTCTTGCTTGGCTAGTCTTTCTTTATCAAACTTTTCTTGTAGCTTTAATAATTCTTGCTCATGCTTTTCATCAAGTGCAGCTTCTAGTTCTGCGTTCTCTCCATGCTTTTGAACCATCATTTGACGTTCTTTATCATGCTTTGAAACTAGAATTGCCAATTCTTTTTCTGCACCTTCTGCCATATTAGCTAGTTCTAATTTATCTAGCTCATCTTGTAAGGCGATATAATCCGCGTTCGCTTTTGCTTGTGCATCAATTATTTTCTGTTGAGTGTTGTCGTTATTCTTTACTCGTTTGTTGTTCTGGTCACGCTTGAATTTTGTTATTTTATTCTCTGCGTATTGAACGTTGTCAAGATTTTCTTGTATCAATTTATTCGCTTTATCTTGTAAAGCATCTAAGTCAATACCTTGATTAAGCATTGATTGTTTAAATGTTGCTTCATCTTCACCTCTTAACGCTGCTAAATCTGTATAATATTTAATATAAGATTCTATCTTTTTCTGGTTGGCTTCTACAATTGCTTCAAGTTTTGTTTTTTCAGCTTCAAGTATTTTTAAAGTAGCTTCATCACTTGCTTGACCATTTGCTTCTAAAGTGTCTTTCTCTAATTTTAAAGCCTTTATTGTTTCGTCTGCTGCACTTATTACCGCATCCTTTTCGGCTTCTATTGCTTGGATTCTTTCTTTGTGTTGGTTGGCTAATTCTTTTGTTTGTCTCCTTCTTTCTTCTGCTGCTTCCCGTTCAGCTTTCATCATATCCGCAGTACCTTTTTCAACTGTACCAAAAAAATATTGATACGCTTCAACCGCCAAAACAACTGGTGCAGCGATAATATACAGAAGTGCTTTTGCTGCAAATCCTAATTCGTTATAGTATTCAATTGCCCTTGTAACATATTCACCTAATCCCTTGAACCATTCAACAGTGTCTGCAACTGCTTTTTTTAGAACATCAAAATTGGCAATCAACATACCTATACCTACAACGATAGCACCAATACCTGTAGCCACAAGCGCAAGTTTGAACGCTTTTAACGCTCCTGTTGATGCACCTACTACTGCTGTATAAGCTGCTTGTGTTGCTGATGCTGCTTTAGTTGCTGCCGTATTAAGCATTAACACTAAAGTACTTTCTTTTCTTAGTAGTGTGTGAAGTCTCTCAATACCCATCATGGCCGCTTGCAGTCCTTGTAGTTGGGTCATCACTTTCATTAGGTTTTCATTCTCAATACCTAGTGCGGCCGTCACTCCTTTAAATGCTGTAAACCCTGCTACAACTCCTTGACCTAATTGCAAAGCACCTTGTAAGGCTTGACCATCTGCTGCCAAGTTTTTAACCTCTTTATCTAAGTCGTCTAATTGATCCCTAAGTATTGCGGCTTGTTGTAGTGCTTCTTTACCTACTGGACTTGTACGGCCTGCTGCAATAGCGATAGTTTGATACTCTTGTATTTTTTTTCTAAGACCTCTAAACCCAACTTCACCACTAGCAACCTCGGCGTTTATCTTTTCGATTTGTTCGCCTAGTGTTAACTTTTTAGTATCGTTTTCTAACCCTTGTACGGATTGGTCTACTTTTTTTACCCCTGACTCAACTTCATTTAAACCAGCAACCGCGTTGCTAGTATCTAACTCCATTGATATTGCTATAACTTTCTCCGCCATTTCTATTCGTTTATTAGGTAATATTCAAATGCGCCTTCTGCTACCGTATTATTATCTGATACACTTGATATAGTGTATTTGATATCGTAACCCTCTGTGAATACTAAACCACCCTTATTTTCAAATTCAATTATGCCCCCTGTTTGCAGTTCAAATGCTCTTACTGCTCTCCATGCTCCACTCGGTTCTCTAACATTCATATTGATAGTTGCTGAACCTGCCGAACCATTAGCTCTAACTATACTTAATCTTATTCTTTTAACAACCATTACTTTATTTACTGGTACAGTATAAGCGGCAATAGTTGTTTGACCTGTTGTTGGTACTTGTGCAAATATATTTGAAGTATCTGTTTGCTGTCTTATTCTTAGTGTTCCTTCATTTGTCCCACTTGACCCAGCCATTATTACTTTTGCTCTAGTACACCTAAAGGCATCAACAGTAACTGTTACGTTTGATGTTCCATCTAGTATAGCGTATTTAGCTGGCTGTTCTTCATAGTCAGAGTTTAATATCTGTTCTATCCTTACAACTGACGCACCTGTTGAGTTGTTAGATGCTATTCTATAATCGTCACCTGAACTATTAGAGCTTTGTGTTACTGCTCCGTTAGTCATTCTAAACACTGTTAAAACAGTTTCACTAGTAACTGCTGTTACAAATCCATGAGCTGAATTTGTATCGTTTATAACTAAATCGCCAACCGCAACACCATCTGAAACAAAAGTTGCCCCTGTATCTTCTATTGTAGATGAACTACCACCCGTTGCTGTACCACTAGTTATTAGACTACCTGTGTCATTTCCATCTGTTGAATTTATTTCTATATTTCTGTTTTGTGTTGGATTAAACCCTGTGTATTCTCCACCACCATTCCACATATCTTCGGGTGTTGAACCTGTGTCTATGTCTGAATTTCGACCGAACTTAGTAGATACAGAATAATTAGGAACTTCACCTAAAGCTACCTCTGTTCCAAAGTCTGAAACAACTTGCGCACCGCCAGAGTTTAATCTTTGAGGTGTTCCGTTTATTCTAAGGTCTGCGACCAAAAAGAAAGATGTTTGATCTGTTGAGCCATTAGTGTAAACTATTCTAAAACCATCTAATGTTGGCTGTAGTTTAACCCTCAAGTAACCCCTGTTAACATCTAAAGAGCTGAAGGTAAAAACCCTAGAAAATATAACAGTAGGCGTTGCAGCGTTGGCATCATCTGTAAATTGAACCTCTACACCATTTACTTCTGATACTTGGTCGCAAGCAATTAATAAATCTATTTCGTTATACCCATCTGAATCAATCCAAGAAGATGTAAACACACTAGAGGCTGTTAATGTAGATGAAGTGCTTATAGCCGTTCCATCTGCTGGCACTGCAACATAATCACCGTCAGGTTGTTTACCCCTGTTGATAGATTGAACTAAAGCCGCTTGACTAAAAACGCTTGGATTAACCCCAACAGGGAAAACTGACAACTTATCTGAACTGCCAAAGGTTTGTTTAATCTCCATTGACGCATCATTAACCGTACCGCCTGTTGTATTCTCCCATGTGAAACGCATCCAACGTTGACGGCAAATAACATTAAACATATAAAATGTACCGTCTGAATATGTTACAGGGGTTGTTAACTGCGTTGGGGCTGTGGTGTTGTTTACTTTTGACTCGATAGTCATTCTCATTCCAGCCGTATCTGCATAACCTGAAAATTGTACTTTATCTACACTCTCCATATCTAGCCATCCTGACGTTATGCTTTCTGTATTTAATAAACTAGACTGGTAGTCACTGTATATCACTACCGCTTTTGGTGGTAAAAATGCCATATTAATTAATTATATAATAAGTTGAATCTGTACTATCCCATCTAAGGCGAATAGATTCGTTTGTTAATAAATCAACGGTAGAACTTCCATTATCAATTGTATCTGCTCCTGCATCAATGTAAACTCTATTAGTTGCATCAGTGCATTTAAAAATAAAATCACTTGTTGAACTGTTTAAGTCTACCTGAATACCTGCGCTTGAACCGTCTAAATAATAAATATCTACTGTGTCGTCTACCGTAAAGTCTGCCGTTTCTGTTTCCGTAACTATACCACCACCAAAAGGTTTACCGCCTACAACACCGCCTTTAATCTTGTAGTTAGCACCATCAAAAACTAAAGTTAAATAGTCATTTTCTGAAACTAAGTCAATACTAGTTTCACCATCCATTGTTGGAGTATAAACCCCCGTGTTAACTGTTTCAATAAACACCGTACCTGCTGCTGTTTCTTTTTTTATTGTAAACTCTTTACCCTTTTTTACAATATCATTATCAATTGTAGCTAATACATTACCGCCTGACGTATCAAAAATATACATTGACTTGTCATTTGTTATTGCTGTGTTAACTGTTGAACCACCAGCCGTTCCTGTATCTGGGTCACCTCCACCATCTACACCGTCAATATCTGGTGTTAACGCATCATTGCCCGGTGCATAAGTTATTGATGTTGTTGCAGGTGATTGAGCGCGAACAATTTTTAATAGTTCTACTTTAGTAGTTTGTGTTTTGTTAGGGTCATAATCCACAACCTTATTAACCCTCCATACTGAACCGTCAATATTCTTTAACTTACGCATGAACCCCTCATAAAAATCTGTTCCGTTTAACTTAAACATGGCCGTCAACATTTTACTATCACGCCCTGTTAAACTTCTCATGAAGTCAGAATAGTAAGTGTTGAATAGATTTATGTTTGTGTATGCAGTTGTACTGTAGTAAACCCAGTTAGGTGTGCCAAAATTCAAATCAAATGTAGGTGAATCAATGTCGTCTAAGTGATGAACTTGTGGTACACTTGATTGAGTAGATACAGCACCCGTATCTGAATTAACTAGATCCCAAGTAGAAGTAGTGGCATAAAGTCCATTATAAAAGAATATTCTAGGCTTACCTTTATACGGTGCAGTCTGTAAAGTGTTTTCATCTTGCTTTAATATTCTTGGCACTACGATGTCTGTACCTTCTAATTGAACAGGTATAGATTGAGCGATTTTTAATTTGTATTTTTTAGTACCTGTTTTAAATGTGCTAGGTACTTCGTAATTATAATTGCCATAACCAATACCGTAAACTTCTTTATAAAGGTTATTGTAATAGTCTTTATCTTCTGCCCATTCAAATAAATAGTTCTTGCCTTTTATGTTTTGGGCTGGCTCTATTTCAATTGTATCGTCACGATCTATTTTCTCGCTCCAGTCATCTGTGTTATTGGTAGGTAAATAAAAGTCTGGTTCTGGCTCTAACTTCACAACCCCATCAGAGTCTTTGTCTCCCATGTATAAATTAAATGCTGTAACTAAATCAAGCATCAAATCGCTTGCTTTCATGTTTGGTAAAAATCTAGATACATAAACAGTATCGCCATCAATGATACCTTCATTTAACGCTGTAAAATCCCAGTCTAAAGTATTATTTAAATCTAAATCTATATCAAGTGTTGCGGCTGTTGTTCCTGTGTGACTACTTCCGTTTGTTACTATTCTAATTCTTGAATAAAGAAAGTCGCCCGTGTCTAATTCTAAATCTTTTTGGTATGCGAATACTACATTTGTAGTTCCTGCTGTTGAAGTGTTTATAATCTGGCTGTCACTTGCAACTACAATATTGTTTTTAAATACCTCAAATATTACATTTATAACATATTGCTCGTTAGTTTGTGAAGGGGCATAAGCATAAGTTAAAGGAAATGTACCGTCAAAGTTTAAGCGATAACTTCCTGAACTATGAACTGTAAAACCTCCCGTTGCTTCATCAAATTGGCTTAAATTATCTGTGACCTGAGTCAAAGTAATTGGTGATATATCTGATATGATGTAATTAAACGTGCTGTTGTATTGTATGTTTCCTGAAAAATTAGGAGTGTACGCTATCGACTCACTTATAATACCATCACCTGTATAGTTGGCTTGTCTATCTCCAACCTCTGATGATGTTAGTGTAATCTTTTCACCACCGCCTGAACCAAAAACCATCTTACTAACTCTCGCACTATCCAACCAATCAGAATCCACAGTCAGACCGCCTATCTCTAAGCACTTCTCTACTATCTCTTTGATGTAAACAAAAGGAAATAGTTCGTTTGTTTTTATTACTGTTGGAGTACTTGCGTAGCCATAATCAATATAAGGCCATACTATACCACTACCTACAGGATTAGACCAACTAGCCACAATATTTGCAACGCTTAATGTTTCGTCATAGTCTGACCACCCTAACTCACTGACTTTAGTATCTCCTAATGCTTGAAATAAATTAGCGATTTCAGAATATAGCTCTATTTTGAAAGTGTTTACACCCTTTTTTTGTGTAACCTTTTCAAGTCTTGCTGAACCTATAAAAATAGAAACACCTGATCTAATTACCCTAGCTGGATAGCGCACAGTTGGGTCAAAATTGAAACCTACATTTGTTTCTAAGTCTACTAAATGCAAATCATAGGCAGAATCAAAAAACAAATTATTATTTCGTGTGCCTGGTAGGTCAATAGTTTTAGAGCTGTTGCGCCTTCTTTTGTTTGGTTCTTGTATATCCGCTAAAGAATACGTTAAAGGAAAGTGAACGTTTTTATCTAAGTCTAATTCTATGCCATTAATAAAAAGTCTAGTATCTATCATAGTACCATTGTCTTATATTCTGGCTCAATTAGTTTGATACGCTCATTAAACAACATATCATTGTCGTTATATTTCCACTCATACGAATCCGCTTTGATTTTTGCTTCTACTAATTCGTCATCACTCTCAGTTGCTACATAAAGCGAGGTGAATAAGTTTTTTGTAAGCCAGTGTTGTACTTCTCCGTTTAACCAATCACTTTCTATTGTTAGCATTGGCGTAACTGTCTTAGCAAAATCTACCGTTGTTGAACGTGTCTTGTTAAATTCCCACGCTGAACTGTTCCACTCTCCAAAAACTCTTTTATATCCGTTTGATTGTATCTTTGCTTCTTGTCTTGATATTAGATTGAATGAGTAAGAATCTACACCACCTATTTGAGTTAGGAAATGAACTCTTTTAGCTCTTGGAAACTCACAAGAATCATCAAAATCAATTCTAAATTGTTCAGTTACACCACTCACATATACTAGCATATAAGCTGCGTTATTAATATCTGTTTGTGTTAATGTTGTGTTTGCTACCAAAGAATCAACACCTACGTTTATCATTGTAACAATGTTGGAGTTTGTTGTTTGCGCTGCTGAATATGTTACAGGGAAACCAGATTCTGGCACTAATCTAATCGTTAGTGTAATATTTGTTAAATGAGTCATTAAAGCTAGATAGTATTGGCTGTCGTTTCTTCTCATGAATGGATATTCGCCAGAGCTTCTAGGAAACTGAGTCATAAATAAGTTGTCACTACCTGCTGTTATACTGTAATCTGTATAGTCGTAATCTATAAAGTCATAATCATCTAACCCACCTTTGTAAGCATATTGTAGTGTGCTTGTTGCTTGCCCTTGATTGCTTGGTGGTGTTCCGTAATTTTCCCAAACTTGGATCTGATAGTAACAAGTGTTCTCTGCATCTGCTACTAAAGAACTTGTTAAGGTTGGTTTGTCGCAATAGTTAGAACACCATGCGCTTATATCATATCTTGCGTATATTCCGTTCTCTGGATATACCTGTTCTGTCTTTATTAGTGTGCCATTGATATAAACGTCTACGAAATAACTAAAATTATCTTGTGCTGTTTGGTCACTAGAGAATGTAAACACCATAGGATTATCTGATGGGCTTACTGCTTGTGGTAATTGGTGTATTGTTACTGCCATTAAAATAGATTTGCAACCGCATTAGCGATTTCGTTTTCAAACTTGCTTAGTGCGTCATCACTGAATGTTTTATCCATAAACTCAGTAGGTGCTATACCTTTCTGTTTTATGGATCTCATTATTAAGAACTGTAAAGAATCATAGTTACCATCTTCTGCAAATATACCTTTTGATTGAATCCACTTTTCGATAGATTCCTTAAATGAAAACTGACCGCCTGCACCACCTTTTGAAACTTCCGCAAACGAATAAGTACTACCGTATATGTTTTGTTTCGCACCTGCTGACTGAATATAACCGTCAACACCACTATTTACATAATCCCAATAATCATTTGCTAAGAAATCAACCCGTGCTGATGTTCCCATCATGGTAACTTTAGGTTGTATTGAATTGGCTAACGCACCAGAACCTTTAGGAGTGTTTGCTTTTGCTTGCTCTGCTATTTGCAAGGCTAATCTATTCAATAAGGCTTCAATAGGCGAACCTGCTTCTAACCTAAAAGCATCTTTTGATTTACCGAACTGTTCTAAATATGATTTACTCATCTATTAAAAGACGAATAATAAAAGGATTTGTTTACCTCTTGACTTTTCCAGAGCGTTGTTTTTCCATTATCTCGTTTTGGATAAATGCTGATTTGTGCATGAAGTACATATAATTCCAGTCTAGTACTTCATCCCATGTCAACTTAAAGAAGTCAGCTACATGGTGTACAGCTTTTTCCCATTCCCATTGATAACCTTCATTCTTTTTCTTCTTTCTTCTATTGCCTTGTTTCTTTCTCGCACCTCTGGTAATATTCTCAACACGTTCCAACTCTCCAAAAAAAAAGCCTGCACCGCTAAGAACAATTCTAAATCAACGTGCTTTTCAAAGACTTCGTTTCTGCCTGACCTTGGATTTATTATTACATTATGATCTCCCGTCTGCCCATAAACCATCCCCTTCTCAACATAACAGAATGACATTATATCAATAGGATTTTCATTCACATCTGCTTCGCTTGTATCAACGTGCCATCTTGCAGGCAGTTTAGTAAAGTCAGATTGAAATACATAAGTTTTATCTTCATAAGTAAGCTCATAGGGTATCTTAGTATTGTCATCTCGTTTACCGTATGCAAGTAATATCTGCTCCATTAACTGATAGTTGGATTTTAGTAGATACATTCCAAATTGCTGTTTAGGTATTCCAGTAAACAACGCTAAACCTTCATGCAATTCAGGAGGGGTAAGGTCTAGTATGTCTCTATTTTCTTCATTTAACTTAACCAACCACTCTAAAAACGGTAGGTGTTTCATGGTCATATCTCTTACTGTTGCTGGTATCTTAATCTCCATATCTTATCTGCTAATTTGTTTTGTACTGGTATTCCGTTTTTTACTTCTGTATCGAAAATAGTTTCGTTGTTTTCTATTCCTTTTATCCAACCTATGTTATGTGCTGGTAATCCTATTACCTTCTTTTGTTCTGCTGCTTGTAAACTAAATAATAAATCTGTCATTCTCTGTCTAGGGTCGTTTGCTATCCCTTTAGGATGAAAATATCTAGTATCAAATGCTGTTACTCCTGTACCGCATACATCTATCATAACGCTTTTATGTACATTTCCTGTGCAGGCATGGTATTGGTGCGCGTGGTAATAGTCCAAGCCTTCACCGTTTAATATCCTACCGTGATGCGTTACTATGCAGCCGTACCTTTTAATTGCTTTAATGGTTGCATCAACGTAGTTAGGTGGGTAAATTAAATCATCATCTAAAGTGAAGTAGTATTCTGGCTCCGTTATATGGTCTAACGCATAGAACTTACCGTTATCTGTTAGATTAGGTTTTACTCCATTGTCATATATTCTAATCTCATCAAATTGCCCCTCAATAGATTTGAGCATCTTTTTAAGGCTTGCGGCTCTTGGCGGATAAGTCGCTATATTGGCTGTTACTTTCATTTATAACTTCTAATCATTTGTATTATTCTATCTGAATAAAACCCTTCTAAACTTAAATTTAATCTAAAGTCACGGCTATTCTTGTAGGTCAATTCATGGCCAGATTTTAAACCTAATCTATAAGGCTTTTTTAATGAGTAGATAAAACTACCATATCCAGTAACGGATTGAATATTCATATTTGAATGATAATCTATACTACCCCCTTGAACCTCTGGAAATATCTGATAGTTAAATACCTGCAAAACACTTTTATGAATCAATCGACCACAACCTAAACTCTCACCCCTTCTTTGATTTCTATAACCGCCCCAATATCTGAACCGCTTTACTCTTAAATCAAGTGCAACTGCATCTAGTAAACCAATATATCTTTTGCCTTTATCCATTTGAGCATTTGCAAAATCTGTAAAATATCGCTCACTTATCAAATCATCTGAACCTAATATAATTACATAGTCAAAATCTAAATGCTTTAAGGCTTTCAATCCTTCATTCCATTTCTTACCCGTTATATTATGGTGTGTTAATATCAACTCCTGAGCATATTCTTTTAATAGTTTTATATTAGAATCACCATAATGAGTAACTGCAATTAAAGGTATTCCGATTTCCTTTAACTGCTCGCAAAATATACGGCTTACTTCTGGTCTACCATAGAAAGGGGTAACCGCTATTACTTTATGGTTTGTCATATATCTTTGCTGGGTTTCCTTTTGCTATCTTATTGGCTGGTACATCACATATCACATTTGCACCTTGCGCAATTACAGCACCGTCACCTATTTTTAACTTATTTCTTATTATTGCACCTTGCCATATTACAACATTATCACCTATTTCTGTTGAACCGCCTACACTAACTCTATGCGTTATTAAACAGTTTTTACCAATCTCTACATTGTGGCCTATATTACAGTGTGATCCAATCTTACACCCATCACCGATAACAGTGTCGTTTATTGTTCCGCGCTTTACAGAGGTAAACTCACCTATCCTTACATCCTTACCTATTGATACCCCACCTCTTTGTGGAAACTCTAACCATTTACCGTTATCCCATTCGTAACCCATACCCTCAGAACCTATACAAGCTAAAGGATGAATACCTAAATCTGTATAGTGTTGTCCTCTGGTTTGTTTGATAAACTCTAAACGCTTTTGATTAACATTAGGTAAAGATAATTCATATTGTATTCTATATTCTACCCACTCGCCAACAGGATTAGCAACAGGTTGTAAGTCTAGTCTAGTACGTCTTAGTACAGCAATCCATTTAAGGTTACCATCATTAGGAATATAGACCGTACCTTTATCCATTGTTAAAAGGTGGTTATAGTCGTTTATACTAGCCCAGCCTATTGAGTCCTCATCAAATGATGGGTCTTTAATGTCTTTAGGTGTTTTCATTTCTTTCTTACACTTAACCCTACATAAGTCCCTTCTGCTTGGATAGGATTTCTAATAATTGATTGCGCGCCTATTGTACAACCTGCCGTAATTGATGCACACGGGAATATAATAACATGACCACCTATAAAACAATCTGCGCCTATAATAGTTCCATGAGTATCTACCCTATCAGAATCAGAACCCAATACTGTAGAACGAACCCCAAAGAATACACGCGGCTCTAGTATCACTCTTTGAGTTAGTATAGCACCCCATTTAATTATGCAGTCATTTCCTATTGTACAATGTTTACCAATTCTTACAGCTCCTTGAATAGTGACATTATCGCCTATGATAGTTCCTTCTTCTATTACAGTATAAGCACCAATAGACACGTTTTTACCTGTCCTAACTGAGTGGTGTAGTATAGCTGTTTCGTGTATCATGTTTTTAAAGGTTGTTTCTCTCTTAATTCTTTGTGCATCTTACTTTCATGTGTGCCATGCTCACACAAACTAGGGGTTGGCATCATCATCTTTGCGCCTATCATTCTAAACGAATTAGTCAATTGATGGCCTACACCGCTAGATTTATCTTCTCTGTCAAACCAGCTTAAAGACACTTCATGTATTTCTATACTTTCTAGCGTTAACTTGTTAGTAAAGAATCCACAATCCACAAAGCCAACCTCTTTTAGATTTATTCCGTCTATGTTAATTGGCTCTTGTCCTGTGTTATGATAACCCCAGCAAGAGGTGCGACCGTCATTTATAACGTTTATAGCAAACAAATGCTCATTCCATTTTTGACGTTTTAATCCTTCTAGCCAATCTAGGTTTATATTAGTCACATCATCTGGAAGAAATAAATAATAGTCGGATTGTATGCCTAATGCTAATTGTTGTGCCATTACCCACTTCTTCCAGAATCCGTGTTTGCCCTCGTGTGGTGTTCTTATTAGTTCTATGTTGTCATGCTTAGTCCATTCACTACCGTCATCAATACAGATAACTGTATATCCGTCTACTTCTTTTAGTAAGCGTTTAAGCATTTGCTCACGCTCGTATGTAAATACAATTATTACCACCAGTTATTGAGTTCTCCTACCAACCAGATAGTTATTGATAGTGAATAAGTGAATAAAACTACCGTAGTAATTAAAAGTGTTTTTCCGTTTATCTTCATAATATTGTTTTTACCACCAGCCGTTAATTTGACCTACTAAATAAATTGAATATACTACGCCACCTAACATGGCTAGACCCAATACAGTGGCAGCACAACCACCGTTTACTTCTGCTTTCTTTTGTTCTTCTGTTTTCTGTGCTTTTGCTTGTTCCATTTTCATAGTTGTTTATTTTTTAAAGTAATCTTGTGCTAACCCAACAACAAATATAATAACTAGTATAGATATGATGACTGCAACACCCCCATATAATGGAAGTAATACCAACCACCAAGACCAACTAATATAACTTGTTAACTTCAACACAATAAAAACTATTGTTAATAATCCTAAGAATCCAATTCCGTTACCTTTCATAATCTCTAATTTATTGCAATATAGTAATTTATCTGTAATTACCGCTATACTTACCCTCTGTTGCTTCAAAATATTGTATTGCATTCATAGCATCATCACATATCTTTATTGGTTTACCTGTTGGTTTTCCTTTGCTGTCAGTATCCCAAACATAACCTAATAATTCTGATATGATATTCTTACTTCTTGCTGTTACATAGAACGTTTCTTTGTTCATCTTCTCCACAGCAAAGTTGATAAGTCCTGTCTTACCGTCACATGGGTGAGCGTTAATCCCTTCATCTTGTAATTCAGATATTAACTGAGGTGCTGAGTTGTCACAATATGCCGTTTCGTTTTCAAGCCCCCTTTCAAGTATGTGTCTTGCCATAACTTTAGTGCCAGCATTTGATCCATAAGATACTTCGTCATAAATACGTTTACCATTCCACTCATAAACTGCTACAGCCGCTTGGGGGTGAACCCATCCAAAATCGATACCAATACCGCATATCTTTGCTTCTGGTGGCAGTTCATCTATTTGCTCCCAATCCTCATACACCGCGCCCTCTAATATACCGACTTCACCTAATCCATAAACCCGCCATTTATTAGCCCAGTATTTATTAATGATATTACCTTCTTCATCATATCCCTTCTGCTTGTATCTTAATATCTCACCCTTTTCTTCTTCTCCTAAAAACTCATTATCTTGAAATGTCAGTTTAAGAAAGTCGCAATCTTCACGGGTGATTAATTCATCATGTACCCAAAAGTTTTGATTCGGGTTAAAGTCAATGTAAATCTTTCCAGCTCTTGATGCTATTTCTCGATATGACTCAAAAGGTACTTTATTTCCCTCGTTAAGATAGAATACATCACTTCTAAGACCTTTTCCAACATCTTCTTTATCTAGTCCTATAAACTTAATAAACGAGTTATTAGGAAACTTATACATAGTTCCAGCTAAAAAACGCCTATCTTCATAAATACCAAAAGACCTCATTATTTTAACAAAGTCTTTTATTACTGTTAACCGCATTTTGGTCAACTCGCTTGATGCGATTATAATCTCCTTATTCGGATTGGCGGCTGCATGGTTAGCAATTAGTATTAATATCGCTATGGTCTTACCTGCACCCTGACCGCCTTGTATTACTCTTATCTTCTTTTTGAGTGATGCTATTTTACGTAGTGCTGTCGTCTGCTGCATCTGACAATGGGTCTATACTTAATATGCTTACACTTGTTGTATTGCTGTTTTCGGTCTGTTCTTTTAGGCCGTTTATCCTTGCTGTTAGATTTGAATTATAGAAACCTGTCATGCCACCGTCAATCTGTTCTTGCTTTATTTCCTCGCGTATACGCATAATGACCGTGCGATAATCTTCATACGCTCCATTTGTATTTGCAAAATAATGCTCTATGCTTAACCCTAAGTTTCTGCAATACGATCTAAATCCCTCCATGATTAAAGGCCGTTCAATAGGTGTTCCAACTCTCTGTCCATCTTTACCAACGTATTCTATTTTGATACGCGGGTTATCTTTCACCTCTTTTCTGTAGGCTTCAAATAGTTCCCACATCTTTTCAGGTGTTTTTATGTATTTGTGTTTAGCCATTTGTTAATACTTTACAATATAATTTAAAAACTCTATCTAACTCACACCACCAAAAATCAAAACTTATTATCTCCTTTACTTTAGGGTTTTCCATTATGTAGAATTGTTTTTTAGCCGCAAAATTATTTACATTTTCTGTACTGTTTCTCAACTCAGGAAATGAGTTTAAATCATAACTCTCTTTAATGTATCTAATCATATCAATTCAAACATATTGCGAAGAACGTTACTCCGTGGGTGAACCACTCGCAAGGATAACCCACAAAATAAGTATCTTCTTTATTCACTTAATTGTTTTAACTGTTTTCTATATTTAAGACGTTGTAACATCAATTTAGTTTTGTATGCTGTTCTTAAAAAGAAATTACCTAATCGTTTTTTGGCGAATAACTCGTCAACTGATGCACTGTGAACTATTGCTCTCGTCATCTTTTCGCTCATTGATTGTTGTATGCAGGCTTTTATTTGTTTGTCCATTGCGTGCATTACCATATTTGCATCACCTTCTGGAGTGATAGCAAAATAACACATTATTCTGTTTCCGTATTTATCAGTGTGTACACCAGGCATCCCTTCATAGTAGCCTGCTTTGTTTTGTTTAGACTTATCTATAAAGGGTTTGTCGTATCTAGTTGGTTTTACTTTTGCGTAACTCATCTATTTAGTAATTCAGTTAGTTTTTTGATGCCTGCATTATGTCTAAATTCAATACCTTTTTCTCTACACTCTTGTTGAAGGTGAGCTATTTTATCCTCTTTAGATAACTCTGGGTTGTTTTCTATTCCTTTAGCTTCTATCTCATCTACTGCATATCCTTCTTTAAAATCTTCCGCGCTTTCAATTTTCCTGATGTGTATTTTTTCTACACCTCCTTCAATAGGCGTTAACTCTTTTGGCTCTGTTTGGCTTGTTGCTTCTTTTGGTCTTATATCCATGTCAAGACGTTTAAACCAGTTTTGAAGTAGCTTATTCCATTCAACCGTACAATTAGAGCAATCAGCATTAGGCTTGTTTAAGCCTTGTGCTTGAAATAGTTCTTTTATAGCTTGGTAGCAAATTTCAAAGTTTCTACCTTTATGGTTTTCACCCGCTTCAATCTCTGCTCTAATCTCTTTTAATTCTTTCTCACAGCTTAAAGGGATGAAATCAGATCCGCTATACTGCTTTTTTGGTAATGGTTCGTTTTGATAACTCATTTTTCTTTTATTGATTGATAACCTAATATAGAATCTAATATTCCGCTTATGGTTGTATTAAGTAATATAAAATATATTGTTTCTTCTAATGTTGAATAATAGAATAAAGGTAATGAAATTAGTACACCTATCCAAAAAGAAGTGCAAAAATAACACCCTAAAGGTTTAAGATAGAACTGTTTAATATCTCGCTTACTTGCATAAGGTGGATAACCAAAGAACTCTAATAAAATTCTATGAATCCCTAAATGCTTAAACCAAAGGACTGTCAAAAAAGATGCAATTATCTGCGCTTGTAATATAGTCATGTTTTAGAATTTCTTTTGCTGTTTTATAGTGTTTGTAGAAAGTTGTTTCTTTCATGTTTAATTGAGATACTAAACCTTTTATTGTTTTATTGTGTAGTACCAGAAATATAATGTCTTTGTAAAAGTTTATCACCTCGTCATCTGTCTCATCTGCTAACCAATTGATTAAAAACTCGTCAAAAGAATAATCGTTTGTGATTACTTCTAACTCTAATATCTTCCAATTCTTGTTGTGTTTGTTGTGTCTTTGCTCTGTTCTTAAATCATCTATGCGCTGATTCTTTAAAGTTCTGAAAAAGAATTGATAGTAATTAGTTGGGTTGAATGTAACGTCTTTTAGTTCTATCTCTCTAATCTTTAACCAACATTCGTTAAATAAATCTTGGTGGTTTACAGGGTCAACTTTTTTAGCTGCTTGATAACAACGTTCATCATTTAGTATTTTATCACTTGTTTTCAAATTATTAAATTAGCAAGAAACATTCCAAGCACTAACCCTGCATAAGTAAAGGCTAGTTGTTTTCTCTCTTGTTTGTTGAAGTGTTTTTTATACATAGTTTTTAATTTAAAAAAGAGCGTTCAAGTTTGTAGTCTTGAAGGAATAAAGATTTTCCCTATCGGCACTATTTAACCCCTTCCAATAAACAACGCTCTACAAAAGCTGTGATAGTGTTCATGCATCACTTCTGCCACTTCTAAGTTACTATTGTTCACTCGTCATTAACTTGGCTACCACTGTTTATCTTCTGGCACTCTTTATACAAATATAAGTATTTATTTTTTAACCTTAGCTTCAAGTATTGGCAGGTTTGATTCTGTTGGAATGTAAATTTTTTCGCCATCCATCTTATCTATATTTCTAACCCATAGATATTTGATGTAAAGCTCTGTTAATTTACCATCCTCGATAGCAATTGACTGAGCCATTCCTTTTGCTCTCTCAACCTCTGCCTGACTGTTTAATTTTTGCGCTTCTAAGTTTGCTTTTGCTTCCTCAATCAATATCATTCTGTTTTGCTCTGCCTGAGCCATTTCAGCTTTCCCATTGTTTTCAGCTTTAATGATATTTAATTCAGAACGCCATACGTTATATTTAGGTAAACCCCACATTAAACCAATTGTAATTAATAGTATTGTTGTTACAACTGCAATAAACCATTTTAATTCTCTCATAATTTTATAATTTTTAGTTTAACCAAATATAAGTATTTATTTTATATCTTTACTACATGAAAGCATATTTATACAGAACATTATTACAACCTGAACAAACACTAGGTGAACTACAAGTAGATGACTTTACTTGCTATACTTTAGAGCTTGGTTGGAACAATAACGAAAGAAGAAAATCGTGCATACCTGACGGTACCTATAAAGTTAGAGCGCATAAATCACCTAAATTTGGAATGACATTTTGGATTAAAGATGTACCAGATAGAAGTGCAATTCTAATCCATGCAGGTAATTTTCATAGACATACGCTTGGGTGTGTACTTGTAGGTGATAATCACAAAGATGTTAATGGTGATGGTTTGCTAGATGTTGTTAACTCTAAGGCAACTATGGATAAACTTTTACAGTATAACATAACAGAGATTGAAATCAAAACAATATGAACTACCGAACCGCGTTTTTTATACTGGCACTAGTCTTTGCTGGACTTGTTGCCTACTTGATATTTAAACCTACTCCAAACGATAATACGCAATATATCGAACAACAATTCAAACAATCAAAATTAAAAGAAGATTCACTAATTAGTGAACTTAACAAACTTAAAGCATTAAAATATGAAATTAAAGATAGCATTAATAGTATCGACTCTGTTTATACTGACATCACAAAAGACAGTCTACGGGCAAGAATTAACAGGTTCAGAGTTATCAAGTGATACCATTTGTTTAGATATTGAAGTAGTTAAAATGTTGGCCGCTTCACATGAAAAGTATATCTTTGCGGATTCACTAATAAAAATAAATGAAGAAGAAATATACTTACTTACTGAACTACTTGAAGAAAAACACGATCAATTGCAGATTGGAGAACTACTCATCAATACACAACGAAACGAAATAAAACGACTACAACGACAAAGAACTATATTAGGTGTTGGGGTTGGTGTTTCTCTTATTGCTGTTTTGCTTTTAGCTCTTTGAGATAACTCATTTCAATTTATCTTTTAGTATCGTTAATACTTTTTTTCTATAAAGCCATTCTACAGCTATAGGCTTTGAGTCGTCTGCGTATTCTCTTAAAACGTCTATCGTATTCTGTACGTCTTGAATGGCGCATTGAGTAGACACATAAAGATTGTGTGTGCTATTATAATACTGCTCAATCAACCTTTCAGCTTCTTCTTGTGGTGTTAAATTCATAATTTCCTAGTTTTTAAATAATTCATTAAAACGAAATTTTACATTCGTCATTGTAAAAAAATAATTATTACCATTTCTCATAATAAATCCACCACCTCATAAAAGCAGCACCTATAACAAATCCTATTAGTATTAGTATTAATTCCATAATTTCAGTTTATATTATTATTTAAAATTCATTATAACCTAATCACTCTATAATCATTCCCAGTAAGCGGAAACCCCGTCTTATATTTATACCTCGGCATCTCGTAAAAGCGTATAGGCTTGTCGAATAACTTACCTTGCTTTGGTTCTGGTTTGGTTATTACGTGGGATTTGCTGCATAGTTCTTTTGCTCTTGGTTTGTAATTTACAGCGTACAGAGTAGAGCATAATAATATGCAGAATATTAATGCTGTTGTATTTTTCATCCTTCTTGTTTTTGTTTAGTTTCTAAAAGTTGTCGTAATACCTTATCAGCATCACCTAAATTCCATTTATTCAAAACTGCTTTCACTCCCTCTTTCAACCTCTCAACTTCTTGCTGTGAATCTTTGAGTTTATCCTTCACTGTATTTCTTACAATTGATATAGTTAGTAGTTCTTTCTTTAACTCTTTTATCTTCTCAGCCATTTGTTGAGGAGTTAGAGTATTATTAAATTCCTTTTGATAGTCTTCACATTGTTTTAACCAAGTCAAATTAAGACTGTCAGGGTCATCATTATCTTTTGAGAATATTCTTTTACTCCCTAATAAATATGAATCATAACCCATTGGCTCGACTTTGGTGAACTCTTTTCCGTCTTTGTCGTATCTTTTCATAATAATTCAGGATTTTCGTGAATATTTCCGATTACTACTACCATATCTTTCGGTGAAAAATTAATCCAGCTTGCTTTTTCATTATCCCAAGTAACTTCAAATGGGTGTACGGTTTCTTTTTTAAAGTCTTTTGTTCTTTCAAATGCTAAAATATCCCCTTCGTAAATCTCAACTCCGTTCTTGTCTTTTAGCCCTGTGTATTGCATTAAAATAAATTCTTCTTTATTTTCGAAGTAGCCTCCTAAATCCCACCCCCCTTGTGGATATTCACAATTACCATCTGGATAAATAACCCAACCATCAGTAAAAGCATTGGCTCTTTTATCCCATGCACGAAATTTTATTTCTCTTTTCATAATTTCACATTTTGCGTTTTACATTTTGCGTTAACAAGCTAGATAAAATTATTTAATGAAATCGCAAATGCTGCACACAAACAAAACCCACAAGCAAATCCGTTAAATGTGCTTATTTTATAGTTTTCTAGTTTATAATTAAAATAACTCATTATGCCATTAATTAAAGCTAATCCTAAATTTAATATTATTAATCCCATTTTATTTGATTTTTCGTTTTTAATCCATTGCTGCGCAACGTGTATTATTTTATCATTGTGTTGTAGGCAATTTACCCCCCAATCTCTTTTACAATTTTAATAAAGTCATCAGCATTATACTTTTGTGCCATTATCCAAAGTTGTTTAGGGGTAAACTGTTCGCTTTGATCTACAACATTATGTGTAGAGCAGTTTTTTACTCCATTATCGTTTAGTATTTTCTCTATAAAAACTATTGATACATTACTTAAGTCAGCTCCTTTTTCATTAAGGTCTGAATATATCTTTTCTGCCAAATCTCTATTATCCATAATATTTTATTTTAGTGTTTCAATACATTAAAAACCAACAGGAGCGACTATACTAAACCCCTTCAGTACACCAAGTAAAACTGTTTGTTTATACTTTAACTTGTCCTATGCTCCTGTTGATGCTTTTTAATCTATCTCTTGATAGTCCTCGTCTCCTTTTATGCCTTTGTAGATGAATGTATCTCCATTATTAAGTATTTCTACAAATATACCTTCTGATAATTCCACTACAATAGCGTTTTGAGAAATACCATCTCCCGTTCCCTCCCAAACTCCATCTCCATTTAAGCAATGAGTATATCTAGTCTTTTTCTTCTTCTCGCTCTTAACGAGTGTTTTAAATGTTGTCATAGTTTTGTTTTTAAACAAAGGACTACCGAACGCAGTGGAACGCGGTAAGACTGGTAGCCCCTTGTTATTAAATTTCTTTTATTGTCGTTCCACTGACTTAAACAAAGTTAATTATTATTTTTTAATATCAAAATGTTTTATTGAGAATTTTATATATTCATCTCCTTTTTTTACCATTCGCTTTGATGCTTCCATGTGATGTATGTGTTTATCATCAATCCCGTATTTCTTTTGTAATATGTCTTGTAGTGGTTTAATAGGGTTGTCCAAGTCTGATAAAGGGGATGAAAAGCCAAACTCATAATAAATCGAATACGGAGGGCTAGGAATGTCAATTTTAGGTAGGATAAACAGAACTTCTTTTTCATAGTCTTTATATTTCTGTGTTTTAAATCTGCGCCCCTGCCAAACTTGGTTGACGCTTAAAGGTTTTATTTTGATATTAACCATCCTTTTTCGTAGCTTTCTTGTGAATTATCATGAATATACCTATGACATGGTGAACAAACAGTCATAAAGTAATCTGTGTCGTTTAATCGCTCGTTAAACCTACCTCTTTTGTGGTGTATTTCACTACCCCAGCCCCCACAACGTTCACAAATGTAATTATCTTCAAGCCAATTTAATCTTACCTGCTTATATTCTTTTAATTGTTTTGATCGCTTCTTACTTACCTTTCTCATAATTTATACGTAAATAAATATAATACTGTTGATTTGGTGTTTTTTATACGTGATTCAATATAATTTAATATGTAATAAACAGTAAACTATTGATAACGTTCAACAAAATTCATTAAAACGAAATTTTGTTTCGGCTTTATAAACAATAAAATTATTTGCTCATTACATCTTTATAATGTGAGTAAGCCAGTAAGACTATTAATCCAATAGTAAGCATTATAATATCTATGGTATCTTTTGTTTTAACAAGGTTCATAAACCAAATAATTACATTTAATAAAAACAGTGTATATAATTTCATAATTTTACAGTTAATAACAACGGATATAAGTTATTGACAAGTCCGTTGTTTAATTCAAAGTGTATTTGTTATCGGCAACACCTCATAGACGTATCTCGTTATCAATCATTCCTTTTACGTAGGCTAAAGATATTCTCCATGCCTATCTATTTCTTTATCAATTTCTATCTGGTGTGTTAAATACTCCTCGCTGGTTGGTAAGTAACAACCCTCCATTGATGAATGATTCCTTATCCAGTCAATAAATATAGTCATTTCTTTTGTGTTTAGATCCCTGCTACGTTTTAAAAACACTTCTCCGTTCTTATCGTATCTCATGAAGTCACAAAGGCGTTTTAAATGAACCTTACCTTCTTCTCTGTTATATCCAAACTCAATACAGTATAGACTAATCAGAACGTGTAAGTAAGAGTTTTGATTTAGTGTCCGTTTTTTGCGTATCTCTTTTAACTCAACGTTTTTATTATTATCACGCAAGTACTTGACTCTATTGTCGAACTTGTTTTTATCTATTGGATTTGATAGGTTAAATTTCATAGTTTAAATTTACAAACAATGGTTATTCAAATACTTTGCTACCATCTTATAAACGTAAGCCCTTACTTTTTTCATAGTAGTTCAGGATTTTGGTAAATGTTTCCGATTACTTCACTCATTGATAAGTTAATACAACCTTCACCTTCCCATCCAAAATCTTCATATTCAGCTTGAAATGAACCATTTTTAAATATTATCTGTTGTGTAGGATTTTTTTTATGATAGCCGTAATCAGGGTTAATTTCACAAGATTGTAATTTAACTATATCCCCTTCATAAATCTCAACTCCGTTCTTATCCTTTAATCCTGTGTATTGCATTAAGTCAACTTTTCCAAGTTTATACAAATCAATTGCTTTTCTTAATCCTTTTAACTCATCATTTTGTAGCATTTGTGGTGCTTGTGATTTTGATTTGTGCCATGCACGAAATTTTATTTCCCTCTGTTTCATAACTTTATTATTTGTTTAATATCTATATCGTTTAATGCGCAGTCCTCAATCCAGTTTTGGTGCTTTAATACTAAAATTCTAATTCTGTTAATGGTTCGTCAAATTCTGAGTAAGTATCAAATTCTTTATTTGGTTCAAGACTTGTTTGTATAACTTCAACGTCTTCTGAAAGTGTCAAATCAAAGAGGGGTGCTTGACTGCCTTTTGCATACATTCTTCCAGTAGGTATGTCGTAAACAAACTCTACACGCTCTCCAATGTTACCCTGAAAACTAAACTTTGTTTTAAGATTTATAAACTCTGAGTAACCTGATTCATCTTCTGTATCAAAATATCTATGTATTGCAAACCCATTGTGTGTTTGGTTTCTAAAATCTGCTGTGCCAGCTACATCATAAAGAGTAGGAACTTCATAAGTTCCGTTGTCATTCTTTTTCATCTTAGTAGGGTGTGCAACCAGTAAAACAGATACATTATTTATTTGGCAAAAACTCGTTAACTTGCTTAAAACGCTGTCTATTTCGTCTTTCTTGTTTCCTTTAGGTAATTGAACCTTATTGAAAGCATCAATAATAAAAATATTAACTCCAAATGCGTACATCTGTTCTTTGAACTTTTCAAAAATCCAATCCCAAGTAGCCTCTTCTCCGTTTTCTGGCAATGTAATATAAATTCTTTCATTCGCCCAATTGATATATCTCTCAATGTCTTGTGGTGTTATTCTCGGTCTGCCATCCATATCCTTCCAAAAGTTTCTACCTATTGCTTTCTGCATCAACGTTGTCTGGTGTAGTTCCATTGGAGCGTGTTCTGGTGTAAACATTGAGCATTTTTT